GTACAAGGATGGAGCAATGCCGAGCAATCCCCACGGCAACGCCGCCAAGCGCATCGCCGACACCAGCGCCGGGCCGTGGAAGCAATGGCGAATCCGCACCCGGCACGGTCGGGCTATCCGGTTCATCGAGACGTACTGCCGCCCGCCGAAAGGTCAGGGCTTCGGCAAGCCGCTGAAACTGGCCCGCTTCCAGAAGGAGTTCCTCGAGGAGGCGCTGGCCGACGGCATCGATGCGGCCATCCTCGAGACCCCCCGTGGCAACGGCAAATCGTCGGGCGGCGGTGCGCTCGCTGTCTGGGCGCTGTTCGACGATGACGCGACCGGCGCGCCGCAGGTCCCCATCGTCGCGACGACCATCGGGCAGGCCATCCGGTCGTGCTACGGCGTCGCGGTGGCGATGATCAAGGCCGAACCGGAACTGCTGCGTCGCTCGCTCATCTACACCGGTGTCGCCACTCCGCGGGTCTCGGTGCCGGCCAACGGCGGCGAGTTGTTCCCGATCGCCTCGGACCCCGACGGGCTCCAGGGACTCGACCCATCACTCGCGATCATGGACGAGATCGGCTTCCAGCCGGTCGGTGCATGGGAATCGCTGCGGCTCGCCACCGGCAAACGCGAGCGATCGCTGGTCGTCGGGGTCGGGACGCCCGGTCTCGACCGTGAGAATGCCCTCTACCACGTCCGAAATCTCGTACGGGAAGCCGGATCGCTCTCCGGCGTGGTGTTCCATGAGTATTCGGCCCCTCCCGGCTGTGACCTCGAGGATCGGGACGCGTGGCGCGAGGCGAATCCCGCCATCAAGGCCGGATTCCTGCGTATCTCGGCCCTCGAAACAGACCTCGGGCTGTCGCCGGAGGGCCATTTCCGCATCTTCCGGCTCGGACAGTGGGTCGACGGGGTCGATTCATGGCTCGGGCCGAATGGTCGGTCCATCTGGGACGACCTTCAGGCGCCATACGACTTCGTCGCCGGTGATCCGACGTGGATCGGGGTCGATGTCGGCCTGAAACGCGACTCTACGGCCGTCGTGGCCGTCCAGCGTGATCCCGAAGGCGGCCTGCACGCCCTCTCGCGACTGTGGGTCCCCACCACGGATGAGCCGGTCGACGTGACCGACGTGATGGAGTACATCCGCGAGCTCGCACGGGCGTACGCGGTCCAGGAAGTCAGTTTCGACCCGCGATTCTTCGACGTGCCGGCCAAGATGCTGTCTGACGAGGGCCTGCCGCTCCTCGAAGTCCCCCAATCGGTCGACCGGATGACCGTCGTGTGCGGGACGCTGCTCGAGCACATCAAGCGCGGCGACATCCACCACGACGGGGATGAGGCGCTGGCGACCCACGTCCTGAACGCCGTCCCGCGGTTCAACGAACGCGGTTTCACGCTCCAAAAGTCCAAGTCCCGCGGTCGCATCGACGGCTGCATCGCCCTCGCCCTTGCCGTGGACCGGGCGGTACGTCAGGAGCCCGTGATGGAACCCAACTTCGCATGGGCGTAACCGACCGCCTCCGCGGCATCTTCAGTGCCGAACGCTCCGACCCCGCGATCACCCTCGGCGACTACGCCGGGATGCTGAACCCGTGGGACTTCACGAGCCTCAACTTCCTCGGCAACAGCTACCCCATCGCAGGGCTGAATACGACGCTGCCCGGCTCGAAGCAGGAGGAGATCGACCACACTTTCGAGGGCTTCGTCCAGCGGGCCTATCGGACCAACGGCATCATCTTCGCGTGCATGGCCGCGCACCTGCGGCTGTTCACCCAGGCCCGCTTCCAGTGGCAGCGGATGACCGGCGGGCGACCGGGCGACCTGTTCGGGACGAATGATCTCAGCATCCTCGAGCACCCCTGGCAGAACGCCGTCACCGGCGACCTCCTTGCTCGAGCGAGCCAGGATGCCGACCTCGCCGGCAACTTCTACTGCGCCCGCCGACAAGGCAACCGCATCAAGCGGATGCGCCCGGACTGGGTGACCATCGTGCTCGGGTCCGATTCCGACCCCGACGTATCGTCGATCGACCTCGATGCCGACGTCCTCGGCTACATCTACCACCCCGGCGGCAGGTACAGCTCGGCCAAGCCCGTCGCGCTCTTGGCATCGGAGGTCGCGCACTACGCGCCCATCCCCGACCCGCTGGCGAACTTCCGCGGGATGAGTTGGCTGACCCCCGTCGTACGGGAGGTCATGGGTGACAACGCCGCCACGGCGCACAAGCTGACCTTCTTCGAGAACGGCGCGACGGCCAACCTCGTCGTGAAGCGCCCCGACAGCCCCGAGAAGAGCGCGTTCCTCGAGTGGGTCCGGCTCATGGAGGAGAACCACACCGGCCTCGCCAACGCGTACAAGACGCTGTATCTCACGTCCGGTGCCGATGCCACGGTCGTCGGGGCGAACATGCAGCAGCTCGACTTCAAGGTCGTGCAGGGTGCGGGCGAGGTCCGCATCGCCGCCGCGGCGTCGGTCCATCCGGTCATCCTCGGCCTTTCGGAGAGCTTGCAAGGGGCGGCGCTCAATGCGGGCAACTTCGCCGCCGCGCGAAGGTTGTACGCCGACATGTGGGCGCGGCCGTCGTGGGCCAATCTCGCGGGCTCGATGGAGACCATCGTCCCCGCCCCGTCTGGGGCGAGGCTCTGGTACGACGATCGGGACATCCCGTTCCTCGCCGAGGATCAGAAGGACGCGGCCGACATCATGGCGGTGCGGCTGACCGCAGCGGAGACGGGTATCCGCGCGGGTTGGCAGGCCGACGACATCATCGCGGCGATCGAGGCCAACGACATCGGCCTGCTCGTCGGCAAGCACACGGGCCTGTTCAGCATCCAGTTGCAGGCGCCCGGCTCGATCAAGATGCCGGCGGGCGAGGTCCCCGGCGAACTGCCCGTCGGCGGGGTCCCTGGCCAGACGAAGCCCGAGACCATCCCGGCCGGTGATACCTCCACGAAGCCCGTCACGGGCGGCACCACGAAACCCAGCAACGGCAAGGCACCCGTAGGAGTGAAGCCATGACCGAAGAAGATCGGGCAGGCTTGCCCGAACCGCTGCGGGAGAACCTCGTCCGGGCGATGCCCGGCACGGATTTCACCGCCAAGCCGTCGGATGGGCGCCTCGGGACGCTCCACGGCCGACTCGTGAACTACAACACCTGGGCCGAGGTCGATTCCCCGGTCGAGGGGCATTTCATGGAGATGACCCTGCCGGGTGCGTTCACCAAGACGTTCGCCGAGAACCGCTCGCGGATGAAGATCATCTATGACCACGGTCAGGACCGGAACATCGGCCGCAAGCCGCTGGGCCCCCTCGAAGACATCACCGATCGCGCCGATGGACCAGATGCGGGGCTCGACTACGAAGGGGCGTTGCTGGACGCCCCGTACAACCGCGAACTGCTGCCCGGCCTCAAGGCGGGCGTCTATGGCTCGTCCTATCGCTTCGACATCCCGAATCGGGACGGCGACAAGTGGGCCTACAAGCCGGGTCGCTCCGACCACAACCCCGAAGGGCTGCCGGAGCACACCGTCCGCGAGGCCCGTATCCGCGAACTCGGACCGACACCCTTCCCGGTCGGGGAAGGGACCTCCGCAGGGGTCCGCTCGATGACCGCCGAATACCTTCGTGGGCTCCTTGCGGAGCCTGACACCGCCGAAACCTCAACCGAACCGGCCGTCGAGCCGCCCTCGACAGAAGAGGCCACAGCACTCCCCGGAGCCGAGGAATCTCACTCCGACGAGGGGAGCCGCGTCGAGCCACCCGAACCGCCGCCCGACGCGGCCCCACCGCCGGACGAACCGGCGCCGACCCAAGACCCGCCAGAAGGCGGGTCTTCTGATTCACAGGAGATTCCCGTGGCCGAAGAGAACCGATCCACCCCGACCGCGCGCGAGGATCGCCCCGCCCGCATCAAGGAGCTGAGCGATCTCAGCGAAGCGTTCGTGCAGGAGCACACCGGCCGCCTCAGCCCTGAGCTCGATGCCCAGTGGACGGGGATGCGCAGCGAGCTCGTCGATCTCATCGCCGACCAGAAGGCCGACGAGGAGCGGCTCGCCTTCATCGGAACACGCGCAAGCGCTGGCAGCGTCGAGGACGAGGGCAGCCATGTCCGCGCCTGGACGCCTTCGACCCCGGCCGTCCAGACGGGCGGGCGCGTCAAGGATATCTACAGTTTCGGCGAGATCCGTGCCGCATCGCGGAGTGCCGAAGACGAGCGCGAACTGATCCGCGATTCCGCCCGCAAGGCGATCGAGTCGGCCCGCTTCGCCCACATGGACCGGGCCACCGGACAGGCCAAGGTCACCGACCTGCTCGACGACGCGAGCATGGAAGACCAGAACGACTACGTGGCCCGCCGGATTCTCCACACCGGCAGCCCGACCTACCGCCGGGCGCTCCACAAGACCCTTATCGGGCAAACCCTGAACCCGGAGGAGATGGGCGCCTACTCCCGGTTCCAGGAGTTCGAGCGCGCTATGGGTCAGGTCACCGGCTCCGCCGGCGGCTTCGGGGTCACCTTCGACCTCGACCCCACCATGATCCAGACCTCGACCGGCGCCGTCGTGCCGTTCCGGCGCTCCGCACGGGTCGTCACCATCACGACGAACGAGTGGCGCGGCGTCACCTCGGGTGGCGTGGTCGCCTCCTATGCGGCAGAAGCCGCGGTCGGTTCGGACAATAGCCCCACCCTCGCCCAGCCCGCGGCCATCGTCCAGAAGGCCCAGTGCTTCGTGCCGTTCTCGATGGAACTGCAGGGCGACTACCAGGGCCTCGAATCCGAGCTCGGTCGCGAGATCGCGGACGCCAAGAACGTCCTCGAGGGCGTCCAGTTCGTCACCGGCGCGGGCACGACCGTCTTCCCGCAGGGCATCGTCACCGGCGCCACCACGACCCTCAAC